TAAATATCAGGGAAGTACGCAGATTTATTCCATACCGAATATCCCTTATCTTTCGATCACTTCTCCAATCCAGTTTATTGATTCCGGCCTGGGACAAAGTAAATTCAGGGTCAGTTTTGAACCTCCGGTTGGATCAAACCTTATTAACGATTTTGAAGTCACGGCCCTTGGTGATGCGGTCGAACAGGTGTGCATTTTTACATGGGACGGATACTCCTGGGCGGCCAGATGTATCGCTACCCCTCTTGGCCGCCCCGGTCGATTTGGCAGTGTTATTTTGAATTTCGGATCAGGACAACTTTGGGGCAACCAAGGGTCGATTAGTTTTAAAATCGGACAATCATCTCGCACGACCCCGCCCACTGGATCCACCAGAACCGATATTGCTTACATTTACGACCAAAATCAGCTCGCTCCTACTCTCGTAGAAGGTGCGTTGATGAACTATAAAGCATACTACTCAAACAGCGGGGTAAATACGAACAAGCTGATCGCTGATACTAATGTTTACAATGATCCTTCGACTTTTTCAGATGGTTATAGCATCATAATTTATCGTCCAAAATCATGGACACAACAATCACCTTTTAACGAAAGACAGGGTGTTCATCCGGTTTTCATTAGTTCAAGTCTTCCCGTTAGAAAAAGCATTAAAAATCACATAGAAACGACCTACGAAAACATCGTTGTCGTTGAAGTCGATCACCCTGAGGGTCTTGCGCTGACCGGGATAACCTATTCTACCGTCTACGGCGGCAAGTCTTTCGTTATCGCCAAATTTTCCAATGGCGACGTGCTTCCGTTTTACGACGGAGCCCTGATTACCGACTGGACCTCAGGCATCGTCACCGCCGCCATGGTCGATAACGACGGCATAGCCAAGCACCTCCAGTCCGTATTCTCTTACAAAAACAGCGAAAACGAGCAATATTCGTGCAGCGCGATAGGGAACAAGGTGCGTGTTACAGGCCCTCTCGCGAGGCCTTTTGATGGAAGTCTTTTCAAGAACTCAGACCCGGCGGTAAAGGGCGTTATCATTTCCGAGGCGAAGGCCGAAACCCCCTCGGTCCAGGCACAAGGATCATTTGTCCTGACCGGCGGAGCTCCGTCGGTTGCCGCGTCCGCGACCTTTGCGCTGCGCCAGCACCTATACCCGTCACTTCCGCCCGTCGTCGGGATGTGGGTGGCGAGCAGCGATGGAACGTCCAAGGAGCTATTCGGGTTCCAGGCGCCGCTTCCAGGTGCCATCACCCTGTCGCCGTGCAACACTGTCACCGGATCTGGTCAGATAACCGGATTTTCCAGCCTAGATGGCGTCGTCGTGGGAATGACCGTAACTGGACCCGGCATACCCGAGGAAGCAAAGATAGTTTCGATACAGACAACGCCTCCGTCGATCGACATAGGACCGGCCCATGTCGCAACCCTTACGCAAACCGGTGTTTCGATAAACGTCATTCCGCCGCAGGTCGCCACCATAGAGGGCTTTGGTGCGTGGAGCATGGCCGGCGGAATCGGGGGAGATCCTGGCCAGCGCTACGCCGCGGCGTTCGCTTACTATGTAAACGAAAACTCATCGGTAACGGGCTATTCCGCTTCATATTGGCATGGAGGAGGCGGCTGGAATAGGTGGGATCCTGGCAGATGGACATTGATGGCTCCTGCAAATGACTACGATCTTGCAAACGGCAGGGAAACGTGGGTTGAGTTCTCCGCCCAGCCGTTTTATCCTGGAACCACGGGCGGAAACCCTGGGGATAATTTCTTTGATTACAGCCAGATCCGTCCAAGCCCTTATTACAGGCTCGGCGAGGACAAGAACATCCCTACGGGCAGATGGATAATGCGTGCCATGGGGTATGACAATGGCGTACTTGCCGGCGGCGTCTTCAACGGGGTGACGAGCGTGAAGGTGGATGGCGTAGAGATCCTCGGTCAAAGGGTCGCCTGGAGGGAGTCGCATAGCGCCACGGCCCTTGATATGGTTACTCAGATAAACCAATTCGCATCATCCACCGAGTACGTCGCATCGGTAAAAGATAGCGCGCGCATAGTCATCACTGGTGCCACTGGCTCCGGGGAGTCCGCCAACGGTAAGTCTATTTCGGTGAGCAAAAGCGGAAATGCCGACGTTACGTCTTTCTTGCCACTTTCAGGAGGTCAAAACGCAATCGCCGCAACGTCTCAAGTGATGGACTTTACCATCGACGGTGACTTCAAGGTCGGCGACAAATACGCGATAACGATAATAGATTCCGGAAACCCAGATCAACCGTACCAATTCGGAGCAACCCGAGTGTCCGGCAAGATCCCGTCTTTCTCGATAACGTACAAGGGCAAGGAGTATGCTGCTGTTGGGTCTACCTTGTATTTCTCCGCGCTGAACAATGCGACAAAATGGGGCATCTACGACGTTGGTTCCGGGTTTATCGACATGTCCAACAACTTCGGCGGACGGGAAGACCTCACCGGCGCCGGCGTCTACCAGAACAGCTTGGCCGTATTTACGGAAAGAAACTGCCAACTCTGGTTCCTGGACCCTGATCCGACGCAAAACGCCCAGCAGCAGGTTCTTGATAACACCGGTTGCATAGCTCCCAATAGCGTCGTTTCGGTCGGCGCGGTGGATCTTTTCTACCTTTCGTACAACGGCATCAGGTCGCTGCAATCCAGAGAAAGCACGGACGCGGCCTATGCGAACGACATAGGATCTCCGATAGACGACATAGTTATCGACATGCTTTCCTCGCTGACGCCCGAACAAAGGGCGTCGGCTAAGGCCATAATCGAGCCTACGGACGGAAGGTATTGGATATCCATAGGCTCAAAGCTCTTTGTTCTCTCATATTTCAAGGGTTCGGGGGTTTTGGCATGGAGCGAATACGTCACCGGATTCCCCATTGAAGAAATGAACGTCCAGAAGGGGCGCGTCTATGTCAGGTCCGGAAATAAGATCTATCTTTACGGCGGCCAGTCCGGGAAGCAGTATGACAACAGCCAGATCGTCGTAGAATTGCCGTACCTTGACGCCAATCGACCGGCCGGCTACAAGCAGGTGAACGGGATTGACGCCACTTGCGAGGGTGAATGGACCGTCCAGCTCGGGTTTGACTACACGAACCCCACCCAGAGAGACACGATAGCGCTGATCTCCCAGCCTACATTCGCCCTGGGCCGTGTAATGGCTGCCGGCATAGGCACGCACATAGGCCCCAGGCTCACCAGTTCGTTCAATGGCTACTGTCGCCTAGCCAACCTGATCGTTCATTACAGCGATATGCACTCCAAGCACGAAGGATGATGCGAATTGCCAGGATAAACTACCCAGACCTGCTGTATGTCGCTGATAATATGCGAGATATGGACAAAAATGAGATTTTTGCTACCCGATGGGACGAAAATCCTGAGTCATTGGTGGACTCTATCATGAAATACGGAGATTTTGGATGGGTAGTCGGGTCGGAAGATGGTATTCCCATAGCAGCGTTCGGCGCGATACCCATTTGGCCGGGGTCTTGGCAGGTCTGGATGTTCGCAACCGACCGTTGGAATGAAGTTTCAACTCAGGTTACTAAGTTTATCAAGCGCGTGATGATACCGGCGATCGTGGACGCCGGCTGGAACAGGGCTGAGTGCAAATCCATAGAGGATCACCCAACCGCCCACCGGTGGCTAGAGATGCTAGGCGCCACCCATGAGCACACACTGGCTTGCTTCGGCAAGGACGGTCAGGCTTTTCGACTTTATAGCTGGACGAAGGACACTTTTAAACCAAACTAACCACAACCAAATACGACCATGTGTGGAGGAGGAGGAGGAGATGGCGGATACGCCGCCCAAGCCAGAGCCGATGAAGCTGCCAGACAGCAACGGATCAAGGAAGGCATGTCTAGCATAAATGATCGCTTTTCCGGCTTTAACGACGAGTTTTTCAACAAACGAGCCGAGGAGTTCCAGAAAACTATGAACCCTCAGGTGTCCAAGCAGTATCGTCAGGCTAACGAAAACCTGGCGTACTCTCTGGCGCGATCCGGCCTCACCAATTCCAGCGAGCGTTCCAAGAGCGAGGGAATACTTCGTGAAAATCTTAATAACGCCAGGGCTGAGATAGCGAATCAGTCGATAGATAGGGCCAACGATCAGCGTCAGGCCGTTGAACAGAGCAAGAGCTCACTTATCAGCCAACTTTACGGAACCGGCGACGCGCGCGCCGCTTCTGACGCCGCGCTAAACGCAGCCAATCGCCTTGCCGGCCAGCAATCATACTCACTGCTTGGAAACATGTTCGCCAATACCGCGGGCTTGGTTTCAGACGCCCGAGCCGCTGGGCAATACGACAGAAACGCCGTTGGCGCCAGGCCTTATTACGAGGCTGTCGGCCTTGGCAAAACTAAGGAGAAAACGGGCAAAGACTAATGTGTAACCCAATGGCAATAGGCTTGGCCATGACGGCCGCCGGTACTTACGCGCAGTCTCAGGCTGCCCAAAGGAGCCAGCGTGCGATAAACGACGCGCGCGAGGCCGAGCGCATCCGTCAGCGAGCGCTTCAGGAGCAGTCCAACAATCTTTTCAACGAATCCCTGTCTAAGCAGGGATCTGAAACGTACGACGCCAGCGCCAAGGCGGCCGTTGATCGAAGGGTTGCGGCCCAGACCAAGAACGTCGCCGAACAGGCGCCTATGGCCAAGATAGAGTCGCAAGGCGAAAAGCCTACCATCGTTGCCGATGAGACTTCGATGCGTGTCAATGATGCCACTACGGCCGCGAACATAGCGGCCCGCAATCGCGCCGTAGCAGCCGGTTTTGGCGACGTCGGAATAGGCAGCGCTCTCATGAATCTTGAATATGCCCGAAGGCAGGGCATGATTGGAGACGCCATGGCCGGATCTACCCGCGTGCTTGGGCCTGAAATAGATAAGGCCAAGACTGCCGGCGCTGGTCTTGATGCCTGGGGTAGAGCCATAGCCGGCGCTGGCGGCATGGTGAATATGTACGGCGCGATGCAACCCAAGACTACACCCTAAAAT